TCTTGCCGTTCTTTCGGCCCATGACCAGGAAGACCTCGCGGAACACGCGGAGGCCGTCCTCGTCGACGATGCCGAACATGAGACAGACCGTCGCCTTCTGCCATAGCTCCAGCGTGATGTAGTCGTTTCGACCCTCACAGTGGCGGCAGAAGCCCTCGATGAACTTGATCGCGCGGTTGGCCTTCTTCTCGTCGAAGTAGAAGAGCCCGTCGCGAAGTCCGTCGAGGATCTTGTCATACAAGAGCCGGATCCACTTGCCGACGACCACCTCGCCGGTCTGCATCTTGTGGTGATACTCGTGTATGTATGAAGTATATGGGCTCATTCACCCATGAGGGCGTCCAGGCGGCTCGCTTTTTGCGCGGGTGGTACGAGCTCAAGCAGCTGCTTGATGATGGCGTTCAGGTTCTTGGTCAGACTGATGTGCGCCTCTGCGGCTGCTGCCTTCTTCACGCCTTCCTGGTTGCGTCCGTTTGTGTAGGTTTCCGTCCAGCCGTTCTCGTTGAGCTCTGCCTCCAGATCCTCAAGGCTGACCGTTATAAAAGCAGCGCGGTCGATGAGCGTGCCGCAGACCTTCAGCTTGTTGGCGTCCAGGTCTTTGAAAATTTCGAGAAGTCGCTGCTTTTCTTTTTTGATCCGCGTCGTCTTCTTCGCTTTTGTCATATAACCACACCCCTTTCGTGTATTTTGCAGGGTAAAGTTGAGGGCTCTTCCTCGGTCCTCTGGGGGTCTCCGAAAATCGGAGAATGGGGGGGAGGTCGCTCCTCGTTTTACCATTCGGTGTTGCGTATTATTTCTCCATTAGGCCCATAAGTGCACCGACCTGGTGTCTCTTTTCGAGGATCCACTTCTTTGTTGTGGCAGGTCTGGCACTCCAGCTTGAAGTTGTCAGGGTTCAGGCTGATGTTCGGGTCGTTGCAGTTGATGTCATCCAGCCACGTCTTGTAGTGGTGGACTATCTTGCCGAGCTCCTCGTGACAGGCTTCACACAGCCCGCCATCTATGGCCACTCGGGCTTCTACATAGGCATCTCTTGCCCGTCTCCAGGCCATGCTTTTATAGAATTGTTTCTGGTTCATTGTTGTCCCGCACCCCACCCGCCAGCGTATCCTATACCGGCCGTCCTATTATGCGTATAGAATACAATAAAAAAAGACCCAAAAAGACCCATCATATAAGGGCATAAAAAAAGAGCCTCGACAGCTCTCAAAATGCAGGAGTGATCCAAGTGATCCAAGTGGAACGCACTTTTCCATAAAACCTCTAAAATACCCTATTTTTATATATTTCTCTATAAAATAAGCCTTATTTCACTAATCTTTTATTTTGTTGTTCCACTTGTTCCACTTGGATCACTAAGGGCTTGAAGCCTTATATATCAAGGGTTTCAGGGTGATCCAAGGGGTGGAACAAGGTGGAACGAGCTTTAGTATGCTAAAGCGACGAGGTGGAACAAGGGCGAGCCCTTAGACCCCAAAAGTGGAACAAGACAAGGGGCTCTTGTTCCACCTTGTCCGCATAAAAAAAAGGCCCCGGAATGTCTCCGGGGCTTGGGGTTATTTTTTTTCAGTATTATTGTTTTGAGGCGTCGTCTCTTTTTTGCGCGAGGCCGCTCGCTATCTTCTTTACGCACCAGTACATCCCATAGAACATGGCATACATCAGCCACCCGCAAAGGAGCAGCACGTACCACATCAGCTTGAATATGGCGACGAACATGATGATCAAACACATCCACGCGGCGTTCTTCTTGCTCACACGCGTGCCGACGCCCAGGCGAAAGCCTCCGAACCTCGCGATCGTTTTGCTAAAACCTATAAACATAATACTCTCCTGAAATATATAAAATTTTATTAACTGTTAGGGGTTGAGTTTATTATAAAAAGTATGTACGGCGACGAGCTTCTCCTCATATTCGAGCTTGAGGCTGAGGATCTTGTTCTCCGACTCCAAAGCAGAGACTTTCCCCTTTAGCATCTCGATCTCTATGTTTGCGATGTTCAGGCTGCTCGTGAGTAGACCGTTCTCCTCGGTGAGTCTGTCCACCTCTGCCTGCAAAGTGGCAAGGCTCTGACCTCCAATGACGGCGCCGCTCTCGCCGAAGATCTCGCTCCACGTTCCTCCGAGGGCGTGGATAATTCTGCGGACAAGATCGACTCCTGGGTTCTTAGCCTCTCCAGAGAAGACACGAGACACGGACTTCTCGGACAGATTTTCCTTGTCGGCGATCTGCTTGGAGGACATTCCTGTCTTATTTTTCAATTCTATGATGTTGATGAGCCACTGTTCTGCTCCGTCGGGGATACTGTTTTGTCTGTTCATGGTTCAAGTATGTCCTTTCGAGGGTATTTTTTGTCCTTGACGGGTGACAAATTTTGGGGGTCAGATTTTCATATTTGGGTATTGATTTTTCAATTTCGCGGTCGTATAATTGAGGCAGAAAAGAAAAGCACGGGAAAAAAGGCGGAGACCGAAAAGCGTTCGGTCCGTCACCTTGGGGAATACTGTTGATTTACTATTATAAAATAGTATAGCACAGAGGTATTCGGTTTGTCAATAGAAAATTAAGAAAGGAAGCAACGAAGATGGAAGCTGCAACCGTCGAGGGCGCGACCCTCAAGCAGTTCATCGTGGAGGAAGTCAACAAGTGCAAAGACGTCGACCTTCTCGATCTCGTTTATAAGCTGTTCGTAGCAAGCGCATGAAAAAAGCCCCCAGAGGAGCCGATCCTCGGGGGCTTTGATCATTTTTTAGGCTCGCGCCTTTGCAGATCCGCGCGGATCAGGTCCTTGATATATCCTTGCACGGACTCGCCTGTGCCCTTGAGCTTCTCGATGTGCTCGCGGATGTCCTCGTCGGTACCGTACAGCTCGACGCGCACGGTCACGACCTTCTTCTTGTAGTTTGCGCGGGCCTTTCGGTCTGTGTCTTTGATTGCCATGTTTTGCCTCCTTAGTGTCCCTTGTTTGCTTTATAGAGTGCGACGGCGTCGCGTGCTGCCTCGATCAGTACGAGCACCGCGTTGGCCGCCACTGCGACCCTGATCGGGATGCTCCACCCTGTTGCGCTTCCTATAAGAAGGAGGGCGCAGAGGGTGAGGATCCAAAAATTATTTTTAACCACTTGACATTCTCCTTTCACTGTGATATAATAAGTTAAACACCCCCACGAGGGGGAGGGGCTTTCGCCCCTCTTTAGGTCTCACCACCATCTAATCGCGGTTATCAAAGCAGCGACTGCAACCACAGCTTTGAGGACTAACTCGACGATTTGGATGGTGGTTTTTTGGTTTGGTTTTTTCATCTCCCTCACCTCCTTTCTGTATATATTATACCATACCCTGCGGGGTTTGTCAATAGGTTTTGCAAAACTTTTTTGAAAAATTCGAAATTTTTTTTTGGTGTACAAAAAAGCCCCCAGAGGAGCCAATCCTCGGGGGCTTTTTGTTATTCAACCAGCGCGCCGTTCTGCTCCAAGTGGTTCAAGGCTTGCACGTGGATCCGTTGAAGGCTCGATTTGCTATAATGCAGGGTGAAGCCGATCTTTGTCCAGCTGTACCCCTCAAAATATCGCAGACGGATGAGGAGCTGCTCCGTGGGGTCCGTCAGCTGTGCGACGGCGTGCTCGATGCGGGAGATGGTGTTGGTGTGGAGATCTCGCACCGTCAGGAGGTCGACATCTGTGTCACCTTCCGCGATCTTCTGCTCGCAGTATTTAACGACCATTTTCAGTTCTCGGTATTTTTTCAGGTGTTCCTTGGTTGTCATTCAGGTGGATCCTCCTTTTTGTCGTTTTTCTTTTCGACTGCCGCGGCTTTTTGTATGTTTCGCCATTCTTTGCGGAACCAGGCGCGCCACCTCGGGCAGTTCTTACCGACGGAGGTGCAGTCGTACTCCTCGGTGTGGTATTCGCAGTTCTTGCAGCACTCGGGTGTCATGCTTGCCCCTCCTTCCCAATGAACCGGATCAGCTCCGGCTTCACCTTGGCGATCGTCCCGTCGCGGTATTCGACCAGGGCGAAGGTGTTGCGGATCACTTCCGTGTGGCATCCTGGGCCGACGAGGCTCCTGTCGCGGAAGAGGTGCTCCATATATTCTACCTGGGCCCTCTCGTAGAACCCGTCGACC